AGTTGATGATGGCCGGATTGAAACGAAATGTTGATCCCATTCTTCTGGATCAGTTTCAGATCATTCCTTCTCGCGTCAAAGAACTTGATGGCCGCCCTGCTGTACTGTGGTTGCATGATCTGTATAATGACCCTGAATCAGCACATTTGCAGGATGAGTTGTCGAGGTCATTGCGATTTGCAAAATTGATATTCGTCAGCTATTGGCAGATGCAATCATTCCAGATGGCTTACAATATCAGGCCGTCCGAATGCCTGGTGTTGCAAAACGCTGTCGACCCAATCGAGTTCGTCGAGAAGGATAAGGACCAGGTCAATCTGATCTACCACACGACCCCACATCGCGGCCTGGAGATACTCGTTCCAGTGTTTGAAAAGCTGACGGAGACGTTCTCCAATATCCATTTGGACGTGTACAGCAGCTTTAATGCGTATGGGTGGGGTGAGCGTGACAAGCCCTACGAAGAACTTTTCGAGCGATGCAAATCTCACCCACAAATCACGTATCACGGCTTCCAGCCAAATGATGTGATTCGTACTGCGCTGCAGAAAGCTCACATCTTTGCCTACCCCAGTATATGGCAGGAAACGTCGTGCATATCAGCCATCGAAGCAATGAGTGCTGGGTGTGAGGTTGTATGCTCCTCTTTAGCAGCTTTACCCGAGACGACCGCTGGGTTCGCGTCGATGTACCCATACCACGAAGACCCTAACACTCACGCAAACATCTTTGTCAACGTGCTTGGCCAAGCCATCTCCAGAGTGAACTCTGAAAATGTACTGAATAAGATGCAGTTTCAGAAGAACTATATCGATGTGCTATACAACTGGGAGAGTCGTGGCCAACAGTGGACTGATTTATTGAAAGTGTTATCAAGTAACAGTTGACCTCTTGATGTAGGTGCAGTATGATATCTTTTAATGAGGTGTGATATGTTCGGATGTAGATTAGCTTCCCCCATGTGTTGTATGAACGATTTGCTGGCATTGCCGCCGCCGGGTGGTTTTTAACAAAGTTCTCCAGCGGGTTAGCTGCCTTTATGTGGTTTTGCTTTTCGCTTATAATCTTTGCAGAATGGATGGTACCACGATCCGATCGCGACCTCGACCAGCTTAACATGTACGTTATTTGGGGAGGTCGCGCCACGTTTCTTGTATTCTTGGCATGGCTCGTATTGCTTATGTTAAAAGCATTGTTTTGCGAGAATAAGAAACTATATCACTCCGGCGGCCGCCCCGATGGCTTTTGTGATGAGTTTGATGAATTGGATGGCGAGGACGATTAATGGCAGGCAAGAAACGCAAGAAGGCCGTCAAGACTGAAGTCGAGGAAGTTGTCGGCGAGCAGCCGGACTTCGACGCAACCCCTCTAACGGAATCCGAGTTGCGGTATGCATATCGTTGGTATGGTTATGACCGAACAAGTGACCAGCACGCATCCTCGTTGAACAGGTGGGTCAAGATGAACCGCCCAGAGCTGCAAAGTTCTGTACGGAACATTACGCTATCTGCGTTACCTCAAGTCGTCTGCCTGCAAGCACAGATGATGATCGATGGTGCCGTGCTACCCATCACTAGCGTGGAGTATTTCGAGCACCATCTGGCGAAAGCGGTTGAGAAGGCCGCCCCATCATTTGTTCGTTTGGTGAAGTCCAAAGGACACCGCCCGACCGTTCAGGAAAACATGCGCGAGAAGATCGGTGATGTGATTGCACAGTTCGAAGATCAAATTGATCAGTTCCAGGAGAATGGGTATGAGTCTGATTTCGAGCCGTATGCGTGGCTGAAAGAGCACGACATCAAAGGCAAGCTGACTAAGCCAGTAGCGAAGTTTTATGAGATGTGGTACCAGGAACTGCTCGACGTCAAGGCCAAGACAGATAAGGATCTGATCGAGGGGTACAGCCACATCAAAGCCAGTGAGCTGAAAAAGCTGACTGTATTCATTAAAGCGATTATCAGCGACTGCACACAGCTATCGAAGAATGCAGCCAAGAGTCGTAAGCAGCGGGTGACTAAAACTCGCAAGAAGTCTGACCCAGTTAAGTTGCTGAAGTACTTGAAGGATTTCGATGAGCTGAAATTGGTTAGCGTCGACCCGATCAAGATTATCGGGGCCCAGCAGGTTTGGATATACAACACAGCCCGCCGCAAGATCACTGTGTACAATGCAGAAGGTCCAGGTGGGTTGCAAGTTAGTCGGTCGTCTATCAGATCGTTTGATCCTGAGACGTCGATCACCAAATCGTTGCGTAGTCCCGATAAGACGTTGCCACATATCCTGACCGCCGGAAAAGTTCCGCTGCGAAAAATCATGGTTGACATTAAGGCAAAAGCATCGGATAATAGCGGACAAGTTAATGATAAATGTATCATATTGAGAGTGATTAAATGACGACGCTAGAGAATCTATCGCACATGTTCCCAATACACGAACTCGGCAATGACACGGAGCCGGTTATTACTCGCCGCATCGTTCAGCCGAATAGTGATGACCCGACTTGCTTGCTTGAGATGGGAGACGGGTCGTTCATGCTAGTTGCACTACTTGAAGCAACCTCCTACGCTGATCACCTCGACTTTAACCAGTGGGGGTTCCACAACCAGCAGATCTTCCTGAAGGGCTTGCGCTATTTGGGGCTAGTGTCGCAACGGGTAGAAGCAGAAGTCAATGACGCTATAAAAGCAAAGATCGGCGAGGAACAAAAAGTTTGCGATGCCGATCGGTTCTTACGAATGGCCACTCAACTGGGCGTCAAGTTAGCACCTTCCCAACTGGAGCTGCTTAAAAGATGATCTTAGTAGACTTTCATGCAGTAGTGTTCAGCAATTTACATTTGATAGCCAAAGACAGCCCTGGCAAAGCCGCCGGGTTTATCAAAAGCAATCCAAAAGATGCCGACATCGAGTCAGATCTATCTGACCTCCGTGGGATGGTATTGAATAGCCTTCGACGATACCGCCGCTTGTTTTCGAAAGACTTTGGTGAGCTTGTGCTGTGCTGTGATAGCAATAACTCGTGGCGTAAAGAGGTGCGAGACGCTTACCGATATCGGGGATTTGCATACTACAAGGCCAACCGCAAGAAGGCCCGAGACGCAACCGGCATCAATTGGAAGCAGGTGTTTAGCTCGCTCGAGGTGATATTAGATGAGCTGCAGGCCAATTTTCCGTACAAAATCATCAAGGTGGACAGAGCAGAAGCTGACGATCTGGTTGCTACAATTTGTCATAACTTCGGGTCGAAGGGCCTGCGAATGGCTAAAAGTGAAGGCATCAAGATCATTTCCCGTGATAAGGATTTCGGCCAGCTTCAAGTGTATGCTAATGTGTCCCAATATGACCCGATCACCAATAAGCCTGTATTGATCAACAATCCAGAAGAGTATTTGCACGAGCACATCATGCGTGGCGATACAGTTGACGGTGTTCCGAATTTTCTGTCGGACGATGATACGTTGGTTGTGAAAGGAAAAAGATCGAAAAGTTTGCGGGCTGAAATGGTAAATACCTGGATGAGTATGAAACCGCAAGATATATGCGCTGATGATGACAAGTTGATGGCAAACTGGGACCGCAATAAGCGGGTGATCAGTTTGGAGTATAATGATATTCCCGAATACATCCGAGTCGCAGTCGCCAAAATATGGGAGCAAGACCTCCCTGTGTCTGATAGATCGAAGCTGATGACGTACTTCACCAAAAATCGGTTACGCAATCTAATACCAAACATGGGAGAGTTCTAATGGCTATCAATCTAGGCATTGCTGAAATATTGCAATTGGTTTCAAAAGAGAAATCACGCAAACAGCAGGTCAAAATTCTGCAACAGAATAGCAGCGGCACACTGAAGATGGTGCTGGGATATGCATTTGATCCAGGCGTGGTGTGGCTGCTTCCAGAAGGCATCCCACAGGATCCTGAAACCAAAGAATATATGTTCACGCTCCAACCTAAGTCCGCTGGGCTGCAGAACCAGCTGTTTGCTGAGACCGCTAAGATGGGGCTGTTCCTTAAAGGCAATCCTGAGTATGATGTGCCGCGCGAACCAAAGAATCAGAAGCAATGGGATGTCAAACGAGAGACTATTTTCCTTGACATGCTCAGCCGCCTGGACCCCGACGATGCACTTCTAATGTGTGACGTCAAAGATAAGCACATCAGCTACAACGGTGTCACAGCAAAACTGACGGCACTTGCGTTCCCCAACCTCACAAAGAACTGGGACAATGTCTAATACTTTCCGACGTCAAAAGAATTACTACGACGATGATGACCACGGCTATAAGAGTGGCCGTAAGAAGCAAACGGAGCGAGCACGACAACATACGAAAGACAGTCGTAAGCAGCGTCAAAAAAGACAGGTAGAAGAGCCTTCAACACATGATGAAGAACGGTAGAGCCTTTATAGTAGGCAACGGCCAATCGCGGCATGGATTCGACCTAAACAAATTGGTCGGGCATGGCAAAATACTCACATGCAATCTAGCATTCCAACACTTTGATAATTGGAAGCGAGATGTCGATGCTGTAGTGGCTCTCGAAGAGTATCGCCAAGAGCAAATCAAGATTGCTGAAGTACCAAAGAGCAAACGCATCTTCCCACCATGGGCCGAGCAGTTCGAATTGTCCCAGTACCATGGAGGCGCCGCCGCCCGACCCCGTTCCAATGCTGGCATGAATGCTATCATTGAAGCTGATCGAATGGGCAGCCGAACAATCTTCTTGCTGGGGTTCGACTTCATCATAGATAATGAGGAAATGACAACCAGTAATATGTTCACCGGCCGCAAAGGCACCCGGACGTCACTAGATGATAGTATCGCACGCGTCAAGTATTTCGATTGGTTTATCACCAACCCATACAGGCACTTGCACGTGTTCTTTGTTGTTCCTGATCGCATAGGTATGAAATTGAGAAACGTGTCAGCACCCAATGTGGTAGCTTTGACGTATCCTGGGTTGGATAAAATGATGAAAGGTGAGTTGCATGCGGCCGCTGTTTGATGAGATTCATATCAACCCCACACCGGGGCTAAAACACTATACTGTGTTCATTGGGTATGACCCAGAAGAAGATGCTCTAGCTAAGATGTGCGCGAACTCTATCCGCCAACATACATCTGACGATGTTAAAATTGTTCCATTGATTCGAGACCATCTGCGGGCATATGGGCACATCGATAGAAAGATTGATCGCAAGGCCACCACACAATTCTCGTTGACACGTTTTGCTGTTCCCTGGCTGATGGGGTTTCGAGGCCTCGCAATTTTCTTGGATTGTGATATGCTGATCACACGTGACATCAAAGAGATGTTTGCGTTTGCAGAAAGAGACCCATCAAAGGCTGTGCACGTAGTTAAGCACAACTACAAGCCAAGCACCAGCAATAAGATGGGTGGTAAGAAGCAAACCACATATCCTCGAAAGAATTGGTCGTCTGCAATGGTATTCAACTGTGAGCATACCAGTTGTCAGATTCTTACAACCAAGTTGGTTAACACAGCCGATCCATCGTATCTACATCAGTTCGCTTGGTGTATAGGTGCGGATGACATCGGGACGATGCCCGCTGAGTTCAATTGGTTGGTCGGTGAGTATCAAGATCATCTTGGCCATATGTACCCCAACGAGCTCCCGTTCAACATCCACCACACATTAGGTGCTCCAATATTCAAAGATCACCAAGATGCAGACTTTGCAGACTATTGGCGGACACAGTTCCTGTTGACGTTCGGCCGAGGTATTCTGTCATATGATATGTTGGACGTGAGATGACTTCGTATGAAATTTTGCTGTTCGTAGTATGCTTCGTTGGCTTTTTGTTGATGCATCGAAGTGCATATGCTACTGGATATAGAACCGGCCGGGACGAACAATTTGCATCTGATCAAGCATTCATGTCAGCATACATCGTCACATATTCAGAAGAAGTATACAGCAAGGCATCTGACATAGTCGCAGTCAGGTTGCTAAATAAACTGGAGACAGATGGGTTCATCAAACTGACAAGACTAGCCAATGGTGAGCCGAACGAAATCAAAAAAATAACTGAGGACGACTGATGCCCATTTACGTATTTTGTAAGAAAGATAAGCCCGAAGAGACTTGGGAAGAAATGATGATGATTGCTGAGATGGAGCAGTATCTGAAAGACAACCCCGACACACGACAAGAGCTGCAGGTGATCGGTACGGTTGCTGACAGCTTCTATGTTGGCCAGGGCCCTAAAGTAGATCGCGCGTTTAAGGATCGACTGCTTGAAATCAAATCCAAGCACCGTGGTGCAAAGATGAACATACCAAGTTGAAGGTATTCAAGCATAACCCCCCTGACCTCGTCGATCTGTCAACAATCGATGTAGACGGTAAGAGGCATTACACGACGCCCGATGGCAACGTATACCCATCGATCACCACAGTGCTTCATAAGTTTCCTGCTCCACAGCTAGTTGCGTGGAAGGAGCGTGTAGGCGAAAAAGAAGCTGCCAACATAGCTCGTAGAGCAGCCAACCGCGGTTCAGGTCTTCATGCAATGTGTGAGGATCTTTTATACAATCGCCCGATTATTAAACCACTCAATCCATTATCGCTCATGCTGTTCAATAGCATCAAGCCAATACTAACAGATCACGTCGATAAGATTTATGGTCTGGAGTTGGCCCTATACAGCGACCGGCTGGAAATAGCTGGGCGGGCAGATCTGATAGCACATTGGGACGGCCAACCAGCATTGATTGATTTCAAATCTGCTAAGAAGGTCCGCGAGAAAGCTTCATATGAACATTACTTCATGCAAGCTGCCGCATACTCATATATGTTCTTCGAGCGCACTGGAATCATGGTGCTGTACCTGATACTCGTATTCGCACAGGAATATGGGAAACCAATCGTTTATTACGAAAAAGCCGCACCCCACCTCGAGAAATTTAAATCACTATTAAATGAATATAAAGTGTTGACTGACTAAGCTGACTGTGGTATGATAGTACCAGTGGACAGTACCACAGAGTTTAACACAACGGGAGTTTATTATGGGCGACAAAGTAGAGAGCAAGATGGACGTCGCACGACGTCTTTATATGAAGAACGCTGAAGGCCTGCAGTCCGGCGACATCAAGCCGTTCACCGTTATCATCGAAATCGAAACCGATCTCGACAGCTCACGCGCGATGGCGTCGACGTATTACTACAAAGCGAAAAAAGAAGCCGATGCCGGCGCCGAAGCCGCAGCGAAAGAAGCCGCTAACGAAAAACGTCGCGAACAGCGCGCCGCAAAGAAGGCCGCCAAGGAACCTGCCTCAATTGCCGCCCAGGTCGATGAATCCGGATCGGATGGTGAAGTGACCATGATGGAAGAAGACGGCGCTGTGATCGCAGCAGTTGTCGAAGGCGCTGCGGAGCTTGCCGACGCGTAATAGGTCAACAAAATGACCGACCATTGGAAGTGCGCCAGTTGCCATCACGAATATGATGGACCTCGGCGCACTTCCTGTGACTGGTGCAACACCCACAGAGCACCCACCCTACTCCCGGAACCAGAAGAACACGTAATCGAGGTGACCACTATATACGATACGTTCAGAAAGTTTCGGAAATATTAAATTAACTGTTGTCTCGAAATGATTTCCGATGTATAATGAATTGTAAGATTAATTGTAACACAGGAGACAGAGATGTCACATGAAGTAGAAACAATGGCATATGCAGGGCAGCTTCCTTGGCATGGCCTCGGCAAAAAGGTCCGCGCAGACCTGACCCCGGCCCAAATGCTGACAGAAGCTCAACTGGATTGGGAAGTCGGAAAGATCCCGTTGACGTATATGCACAACGGCGACCAGCATAAGTCCGGCAAGCAGGCGCTCGTCCGCATGACGGATGGCCATCAACTGGATGTCGTCACCGACGACTGGAATCCGCTGCAGAACGCAGACGCTTTCGAATTCTTCCACGACTTCATCATGGAAGGCGGGATGGAAATGCATACGGCCGGATCGCTGAAGGGCGGACAGATTGTCTGGGCGCTGGCAAAGGTATCCGAATCATTCGAACTGTTCGGCGGCGACAAAGTCGACAGCTACCTGCTTTTCAGTAACCCGCACAAGTTCGGTCAAGCGATCGACGTCCGGTTCACCCCGATCCGCGTCGTGTGCAACAACACGTTGACGCTGTCGCTGAAAATGAACAGCAATAAGATGATCAAGGTCAGCCATCGCAACGAGTTCGATG